AGGAGGAGGAGGAATGCCGTCATTAAGTGCTAGTAATGCAGGATCCACATCTTCTCCCTTTCCGCCAGCACAACAACAAACAGCAATGAGCGGCGGTGGAGGAACAAATAGAGGAATGCTTCAAGAAGTTTGGGCATATATTCATGATCATGTAATGTACTTGAACAATAGCAAATTTTTTGCAGGAGTAATCATGATTTTGCTAAACGTAGGGTCTAAGGTAATACCCGTTGAATTTAGCAAGTCTGCTAGCGAATACTTGAAGTACTCTATAACTAAACAACTCATTGTTTTCGCAATGGCATGGATGGGTACCCGTGATATTTATGTTTCTCTCGTTCTTACCGCAGTATTTGTTGTATTGTCAGACCACTTATTCAATGAAGAGAGTAGTGTTTGTGTTGTTCCACACAAACATCGCGTCTTACACAAACTTATAGACACAAACAATGATGGCATTACCTCAGAAGAAGAAGTGAAAGAAGCGGAAAAAGTTTTGGCAAAAGCAAAAACAGAAAAAATGAAGAAAGAACAACAGAATGCATTCATGAAATTCAATTATCAAATTGTTCCCCCATAGGGGATCCCATAAGACTTGGACGAGCAAATATATACTTTTGAATATGATTTTACACCTTTTTCATTCAAACAAATCATATTCAAATGTTCTTTGTGGGTAGTGATCCTCCTACTTTTATGTCAACCTATTATAGTAGACAATATCATATACATAAAAATCAATGACGACCATAAATAAAAAAACCACAACAATTCCCAATACATTAACCATATTTATCAATACAAGAGTGCGAAATCACAGAAACTTCAAGTACGTGCCCTCAATGACTGTGCCGGCAGAAAAATCAACCGTCGTCTGTTTTGAACCTCTTGTTCAAATAAATAAAAATAGTATTAATCAAATTCCACCGGGTTATCCCAAAGAAGAACTGTATACACAGTTTTTTCGCAGAAATGAATTCAACAGTTTGTTGAGTAGAAGTTTAAATACATTTCCTATGCGGGCAGCAGATCTCTTGTCTGCAAAATACCAGGGAATTATAGACCATAATATTCGTCTAGTTTTAGACACCTTGTTTAAACAAGGAACCCCTTTTTACATAGAAAAAGAACGATTCACAGTAAACTCTTATGAATGGTTCAATGGCGACTGGCAAATTGGAACCAAAATATTTGAACAGTCGCTTTATTCAAAAGTTGGATATTCTCCTTCGCTTCCTTACTACGGCAATTCCATGTTAACAATTCCAGGATCAAGCGCATTGATAGGTTCAACCCCCGGAACAGTAATCACTTCAGCCCAGTACATGTCTCCAGTAAATGCGCAAATTGGACTCAATGAATTGAATGAAATTCCGGAAGATGCAACCAAAGGCAGTGTAAATCCTGTATCCTCTAAACTTCAAAAAGCGGTCCTTTTGAATACCGGCATTAGTACAATAACCGCCGCTACAACTACCCCAACATCACCGCTAACGTTGCCTGGACTAGCTGTACCAATACCAACACCGGCGCTTAAAAATCCGCCAATAATAGGACCTCCCGCGCCCGCTTACTTGAACCCAGACGCCCAAAAAGCAGTAGGTGTGGTTCAAGCAAGAATGGAAGACATATTGAAAACAGCACCGTCTTCTACAAATAATAGAAAAGTAATTGACCCGTTGGACAGGTTACATCTCAACTTTATGAATGCTTACAATGAAGGAGTTCGTCGCGACTTGATTAGCCCCCCAAAAGCAAAACAATTAGAAGCCTACTTGGACGAAATAAGTAGCTGGCAAATTCAACCCAATAATGGCGGAGGAGATTGTTTATTCTATTCTATTATGGATATTTTGAATTCTGCACAAAATACAACAGATCGCGGAGCTCCTATATTAGTTCCACATGGTCCAAATGGAACTGGTGGCGCGATGACACCAATGAATCCAAATCCATATGTAGATGCACGTGGTCTATATAGCGTGCGATCATTGAGACAAGCGTTGCTTGATATACTTGATAATTTTCCAAATGGTCCAAATATAGTAAGGGATTATATAGCTACCGGGACAAATCAATATGCAAGTGGTCAAGATCAAGTAAGATATAGATTTTTGATGAATGAAAGGAGAGATGCACCCCTAAGAGAAGATGAAATAAAACGAATAATGCGTATTCCTGCGGACGCTACTCTTCGTGATCCAGTAATAGATGGTCCAGAGCTCGTCGGACAAAATCGCTACTACTGGGGAGATGAACTTGCAGTTCAATTTTTAGAAGTTGTATTTCAAGTAAAGTTCATTATAATCAACACGGAAGAAAGAGCACACGCTTTGCCAGAAAGAACAAATCATGTGAGATTTACAGATCCTGCTACAAAAGAGACAAAAGTAGGTGTTGTAGTAAATCAACCAACTACGATGAATCCAGACATAGAGGTTGAGTTGGAAGACTATACCCATGTAAATATTGACCAAAAAGACATAGATACTACATTTATAGATGATAACTATAATGTATACTGTGTCAACACGCTAGATGGTGCGGATTTTTCAAGAGTTACGAATTTTGCATTTATACTGTATAATCCTAATGGTCCTCATTTTGAATCACTTTACGTAGAAAAAAGAGGAAAAAAACAATATATAATCACTTCGGTTGACTTGTTGCCTAGTTATATAAAGTATTTGATTTTTTTGTATTGTTATAGATTTATTGAGGACGCCAGTAAACCAATATCTCCATATGGTCAAATAAATGGATTCTCTTCTATCTTTGCCTTATTAATTAAAATTATTAATGAAAAAATAGGAAACGCGACTTTATCAGAAGAAGATAGAGCAAAAGCTAGACAAATTAATCCGCAAAGAAAATTGCATTTTGGTGGAGCGGGACCCCCTCCAGCACAAGCTACTGCTCTTCCGCCCACTTCTACATCTAATTCTCTCTCTACAATATCAAATCCAAATCCGGTACAAGTGGCATCAACTGCACCCGTACAAGCAATACCTATTGCACCCACATTGACTCCTCTTCAGCAAAGTCAAGTTACCGGTGCAAAACAAAGCCCACAACTATTTAATGTCACTGGCAAATATTTGCAAGAAACACCGCAATTTGCCGCCTATGATGCGCGAATAGGGTATTATGTGATTATTGACTTAGAGCTGTATCCAGGCGACTCAATTAGTATGGGTCGTGGACTTGTTATTGGGTGCGATAATAAACAAGAAAAAATATGGGGAGCGATGGCAGATATATTTGGTATCCCTTATCAAGCCAAAGAGATTACTGTTCCCGCCAAACCCATAGTTCCAAGTGGTCCAGGTGCTGGTATCATGACGTCTTCTACAAAAGAACAACCTTTGCAACCTAAACAAGTAGAACTTTTACCTGTTCGTGTAGGCGGGAGAAATACAAGAAAAATGAAATCGCGCATTCAAAAACGAAGAAAAACAAAAAATAACAGAAAATAACAGAAAATAAAAAAAGGCTGGGGTTGTAGGAGTCTTCCCCAACTCTAAATTAAAAATTCTATTAGGGGAATGTCTTCTGGCACACGATATTTTTCTTTGATTTTATCCACAAGAACAAAATAAACCAATGCTCTTTTGAATGTATCAATGTTGTCTATTTCATCAATAACTCTAGTAATACGAGTCGTTGGAGTCCAACGACGACTAGACATAATAGAGTAATAATGTTGCTTTGATAACCAATAATAATTGGGATGATTGGATAAAGTCGTCAAATATTTAGAAAACCGTTTCTTTTCAAAATGAATCTTTTTATTATACAACTTGCACAAATCATTCACAAGTATTCTTTCTGGAGGATAAAATGGAAAATATTGGCCCAAGTAAAAATCATATTTTTGTTTATTTCGTCTATCAATAATATGAATACTATGTGATTTCGTCTCTGTATTATAGACAAACTGCACATCATCATACCACGCATATAATGTCTCTAATTCTCTTACAACTCTGCGAAACATTGGTTTTCCAAAAATAGCGTTATTTGTCATGTAAGTAAGTTTAAGGGTATATACTTTATATAGTATAAATATTAAGTGCTTATACAAATTATATTATCTTTATTATTTTGGCGTAAAAAGTAATAAATATAAATAATTACAAAATAATATATCAAGCAAGACAATGAAAATTGGAATTATTGGAAACGGATTTGTGGGAAAAGCCACAAGACAGCTTGAATGTGAATCTATTGAGACGCTCGCATATGACATCAATCCGGAGCTATGTGTACCGTCCGGGCTTACTTTAGAAGATATGAAGGCATGCGACATCATATTTGTAAGTGTGCCTACTCCCATGAACAAGGATGGATCTTGTTATTTGAATATTGTATACACCGTTCTAGACAACTTAAAGGCGGTTGGTTACGAGGGATTCGTTGTCATGCGATCTACCGTTCCTGTTGGAACTTGTGATGGACTTTCGTGCTACTTTATGCCGGAATTTTTAACAGAGAAGAATTTCATCTACGATTTCATCAACAACAAGAATTGGATTTTTGGACTTCTTGGACAAACAGCAGAGAGAGACGAGGATTTCAAGCGAGTCATTACGCAGTTAATTCAACTTGCTCAAGATGCCGGAAAGGTCGTTTACAATCGTATCACCTTTCTCACAAATAAAGAGGCGGAAATGGTGAAAATGTTTCGCAATTGTTATTTATCCGCGAAAGTGTCATTTTGCAATGAAGTCTTTGAGTTTTGCCAGGTCAAAGGAATGGAGTATGACAACATTCGCCAAATCGCCTGCGATGACGAGAGAATCATGTTGAGTCATACGGCAGTTCCCGGACATGACGGAAAACGCGGATTTGGTGGAACTTGTTTCCCCAAGGATACTTCCAGTTTGCGTTACGAGATGACAAAGAGTGGGATGGTTCCTATTCTCTTGAATGCGGTCATTGAGAGAAACGAAACTGTAGACAGGGTTGAGAAAGACTGGAATGACAACTTGGGGCGTGCCGTCGTATAAGAAATAAATATAATGATAATACGATAATTATAATACGTAAAAATTGATTTAAATTTAGATTCCATGTTACTAATACATAGAATCTAAGCAAATATGAGCGAATCTGAATATACTCCAAGAAGTGTATTGCTGGTTACTTTGTATATTATATCACAGTTACCAGATGATCAAATTGAATTCATTGAAGCTCTTTATCATTTTGTTAGAAGAACACTGTTTTATACTCCTCCAGAAGATATGTTTATTCCTATAAAATGGAATCTATTACATGACATCGTTACAAAGCACATACCAACAGCTGTGATACCATGGCAACAACGAATTGTTGATATCTATATTGGAAAGATAGCAGTACCAGTAACAGAGTAGACTCCTCTCTAAAAAACAGAAAGATTATCCGGATTGGTGTTTATACCAATTAAAAAAAGTAGAAGTCCTATAAAAAAGAGAAATAGCATGGCTGCGTATATAAAAAAAAGTTTGCTGTAAATATACATCATTCTGTATCCTGGTTCTGCTTTACTATCTAATTTCACTATTTTTATAAATAGTTTTGATATATACATTAGGACGCTCATTATAAATGAATATATTTTAGGTCCACCAGTTGCCCAATTGTCTTGATTTTCTGTTTGAGGAAATAACTGATAACAAAGTGCTTCATGATACATGATACCAGATATATTTTCATAGTCCCAGTTGAACATTTTTTTGTGAATTTTTTTTCCTTTTCTCAAAAAAGTATCTCTATACAACCGCGTATAAATACAACAATGTGTTGCCGCAAAAAAAGAAAAATAGTTGTTAAAAAACGCACCTTTCCAAAAATAGGGTATGGAAAAATAGGGCAAACATCCTAAGTGATAAAGCATTTTAGTATCTTTATTTTCTCTCAAAAAGGTATTTATATACTCTTGTGTTTCGGAGTTGAACATTTTCTCATTGAAAAAAAAATCGTCTTCTAGAACAAGAATATTTTTATATTCTTTTTTTTTTGCGTGCTTGAAGATAAGAATATTATTATCTACCAAATCTATTGCACTACTATTGATATATTTTTTATTTTTTCGTTTTTGTTTTTCTCTCCAACCGGGACTGCATACAATATATATTGTTCTTGTTGGTTGGTATCGTGTTATTTCTTTTTTTACTTGTTCAAGACGCCCATTTCCTAATTTGTGAATAATATAAGTTGCGTCTACACTTTCATCTAAAAATCCAGGTAGAATTGTTTTTATTTTTTTAAATTTTGTCGTCATTAAAAAAACAAAGTAAATAAATTTTGCGGTTACACCTCGCCTGCGCAGCATATAATAAGTTTGCCTCTAAAATGAGATTGAATGTATAACTAAAATACAATCTCACTTGATATTTAACCCTGTAGAAGGAGGGGGTTTTGGGGGAACCTTGGTTCCCCCTACCAGAGGATATTTCTGCTCAAGTTATTCGCAGAATAACGATTTCCTTTCCAGTCGCCGCGCATGTATTTTGTACGCGTTAAATAATTCTTACGGCGATTTTTATCATGATGTTTTGTGAAATCTTCGTATCCCATTTGACCAAAGTTTACCCATTTTTCGTTTTTGGGATCAAAGATACTATACTTCTTTGCCGGATTTCGCGCAGGATAAAGTTTGGCGGTTTTTCCTAGATACTTGTGGGCCATACGTTGCGCTTGTCTAGGATTGGAATAAAGTTTGATGCGTTTATTAAAAGATTTCAACGTTTTTACCTTTTTTATTTTTCTTGTATTATTTTTGTTCATAACATAAAGAGTTAAAAAATTATTTCCCTTTACCTCGTTCCTTACTTTTTATATAGCATATAAAATTGAAACAATTATGTTACTACTAAGACAACTAACATAAGTGTGATGTGCGAACAAGATTTGCCTTTTTGGGAAATGATGACAGATGAGGAAAGAAAATGTCAAGAGATTGCAGTAAAATTATATAATTTGAGATCCATATTATCACAAGTTGATCATATGCTATCTGCAAACTATTACAAAGATCAAAGAGGAGATTCCAACTTGAGCACAGAGCCTCAAGTTATAAAAGAAGCAAGTAAGGAATTGGATAATTTAGTTGAATTTATCAAGGAAATACAAAATAAAATCAAACTACTAGAATAGAATAATAGGAGTAACGTTTATTAGCGCATTTGCCGCCGGCTTCTACCTTTGCGATATTTTCTAGATTTGGAACGTTTCATTTTTCTAGATTTTCTTCTTTTTCCACCGCTACCAGCAGAATTAACATAACTTTTTAAATTTGAACTGTCTATACCGCCCGTTCTTAGTAAAGCTTTTGTGTAATAGTCCGCACCATAAATAGATTTTACTTTTTGAACAAGTGAATCAGCCCTTGCTAAAAGGTTTGTTAGGTTGTTTTTTTTATCATCTGTTTTACTATCTTGTTTTCTGTTTAAATAATTTAGTCGTTTGGTAAAAGCATCTTTAAATGAATTATTTCTGTCGTTCATAAATTCTAGATCATGTATTTGTCTTAAAGACATATCATCAATTGTGTCTTTATTTTCTTTATTTGCTATAATATCGTTAATTTTTTGTTCATAAAATCCAATTATTTGATTTACATGAGCAGCATACAAGTTATATTCTGTTTCTGAAATTTCTTTACTGCCAGTAATAATTCCTGCCAAAGAGTTAATTGTACCTCTAGTTGTACTCATCGTACCTTTATATTATATGTTGAAAAAATCAAGGCTCAATATTAATAATGTTTTTCCATCTATACCCTATTAAATATCCAAACTCACCGTATTCTTATCCAACTTGGGTATACGATTCCTCTTCTTGAAAAATACAATTCATCACCTCAAAAATTTCTACAGGAATTAATTTTGCAACAGGTTTCTTTACTTTTTTGAATAAACTGGTTTTCACTCCATTTGACTCATTTATAAATAAAGGTCTCTTATTAAATGTATTCCTATTATGACTAGAAACAACTATACACTTCTTGGAATTCAATTGAACCATTGATTCTGTGAAATTTTTCGTGAAACTCTTTTCTTCCGCATTTGTTAGACCGGGTTCATGTGCATTGGTCAATAAATATTCTCGTTTAAAAGCCATACAGTTATTCGTTGAATGATTATTACCTAATGCCTTGCTCTTATACAATGTTTCTAAGTAATAATCATATATGAATATGTCCGAGCATCCCGCAATAAGACATTTGGATTTGCCCAGTTTATAGACAGCATCTTCTACTCTTTCTCTTGGATAATAATCATCATCATCCATACAAACAATAATATCTCCTTTACATTTCATATTCCCTTTATTTCTTAAGTCACTCAACACATCCCCCGTATATTTTAAATAAACTATATTTATTGAACTTTCTTTTGAAAGTCTCTCTATATTATGGTTGTTTTCCATTCCGTTTTTTTCTGTTTTACTTCCTTCAACTATAACCCATTCTATAATATTTGTATAAGTTTGTAATTTAATCAAAACTAACAAATTTTTTAAACATGCAGCTCTAGATAGTTGTGTTACAGTAATAATTGAAACCGTTGGTGCGGTCATTATTAAGTTATATTTTTTTATTTCTAAATAGTAAAAACAAATACATAAGTACTATTTGTTTTTTTAGTTTATAGTAGCCTTCGTATTAAATATCCAAACTCACCGTATTCTTATCCGACTTGGGTCTGCGCTTGCTCTTCTTAGGAAGATTTCCACCCCCCTGTAAATCCTTCAAATCGTTCAAGCTAATCGTGCTATTGTTATTAGACTCTGGTCCCATATTGCTACTATTACCTGGGGGCGCCGCCTCTTGAATATTGATGGTTTTTGTTTTTAGACCAGACAAAATGTCACTAATATCACTGGGACCCTTCATTTCTGGGCGACGAGAACTACGTTCTTGGTTAGCCGAATTTGTAGTCTCGCCAAAATTCTCTCTAATGTTGATTCCATCGTTCATTGACGAAGATGCATTAGAAAAGTTGGATCTGGATCCCGGTCCTTGTCCAGGTCCAGGTCCGGGCCTCACGCTAGAAAAAGTGTTGTTGCCACCGCGATCACGGGTGGGAGGAGGGCCCATAGGCCCCTGGGTCGCCATAGGAGGAGGAGGTCCGTTCATGGATCCAGGATCCATCAAGCCGTTCATGAAACCAGCAAAACCAGGATTACTCTGGCCCATGGAATTGACCGCCGCGCTCTGGAATTGACGCATCAAGTCTGGATTTTGACGCATGATATCATCCATTCCAGGCATAGAGGACTTGAACATCGTGTTGGTCATATGCACCATCATAGCGCTTCCACCCAACTGGAACATGAGTTTAAGCTCCGGTGCCATAGACGCTTTGGACTTGTATTTCTCGTACAACTCACCAAAAATCTCATCATAATCCGTAATATTCTCATTGATTTGTTCACCCCACCCATCCAACTTGATATCAAAAGGATCAAAACGTCCGTTCAAAAACTCAATTCCATTGATAACAGCCATCATCATATTTCCTTGAAACTTTACGGAATTCTGTTTATTTTTCTCCTCCATAATGGTCTCGTACTCGCCCTGCATCTCAAGAAGTGGTGACTCCATGTTGTACTTCTTGGAAATCTCCACTCCCTTTTTCTCTAAAGCTTCTAGCTTTTTCAAGTACTTGAATTTCTCTCGTAGCAACTCTTCCTTGGTCATCTGGGGTTGTTTGGAACTACCATCCATTCCTTGATCCGGATTCATAGGAATGTTGTTGAATTTTCCATATCCATCCCAGGTGGAAGTGGTTTCTTTTTCAGAAGAGCCAAATCCAGTAGAACCAGAATTAGAAGTAGAATCATCAAAACGAACAGAGAATTTCTCGCTACTGCTAGCGCTACCAGTTGAACTAAATAAATCAGACTTTGCCTTGTAACTGTTACTACTACTACTAGAAGTTTCTCCAATTTGTATCGTTTCATCTGCTAACTGGTTCAATTCATCTTCTAAATTATTAATGTCTTCCAGATTTATGTCGCTAGAAGATTTTGAAGATCCTTCTTTTAATTTATCATTCATCAATAACTCTAAACCTCCGCCAAAATTACTTGATCGTAAACTGGAACCGGAACCGCCTCTGGAAGGTTTATCATTTAAATCAAGGTTGGAAATATCAATAATGTCATCCATTTCTATCTATTACTACACTTAATAGAACATTTATTTTTAAGTCTTACGAATATACTTTTATATGCTTTTGGAAAAAGCATGGCAAAATGGGTCATTCCATTCTTCGGATGGAACGACCGTTTCATAATATTTATATAGATCACCTTTTTAGGGTAATCCTTTTATATAAAGAATAAAAACGCTTTATTTGATTCCCCCTAACGCTTGATAAAGGCGCAACCTTGCAAGTAAGAATCCGCCAAATCATCCTTCTTCTTGTGGCTATTAAAATACTCAATCAAGTGAGAATTACTAGAATCTTCTTGCAAAAGCTCTAAACACTTTGCAACGCCCATTTTTTTGCGGTCACTGTAACTAGTTTCACTTTTTCCTTTGTTTTCATCTTCGTCTTTAAACTGTTTCAACTTGTTCGCAGAAGAAAAAAACTCAATTCGTTGATTCGTATCTTTCATAATGAAATACTGAGCAATCATACCTTGAACCGTTTTCATGCGGTTTGCAATAGGGCTAATTTGATTTTCAATAATGACACAGTCTATTTTTTCATTAAAATCACAACCAAATATTTCGTCAAATTTTATTTTAATATTTCTGCCAACTGTTATCAAATCAATCTTGCTAGCATTTATTTCTTGAACTGGTTGGAAACATTGACTTGTAGAATATTCGTTCAAGAGAGAAACTAGATCGCATTTTTTACAAGGCATTTCACATTTCAAATTATATTTGTAGACCAACTCATAAAGCTTTTGAATTTTTTGTTTATTAATGTAAGCAGGGTTAAGTTCTGCTGTTGGAATCTGGAAAGTCTGCTTCTTTGCATGTTTCAAGCAAAAACATTTCCCATTTTTAGTAAATTTGGCGGGCTTGTTGCAGGATTTGGTTTTCTCTAAAAAGCCGCAAAGATTCGCTTCTTGTTCTGCTATATTGATGCAGTTCCATTTTTTAATTGTATCTCCATCAAGCAAACAAAACGCCAAATTTTTTATTCCAACATCAATGCTTAATACTTTCATACCTCGTCTTTTATCTATCTGTGGAAATAACTTTAACTTAGGATTGTTGTGATATTATCTCAAAAATAAATAAATAAATAAATAAATAAAATATTATACAAAATATAAGTATGATAAACACAAGAAAAATTGCGATTGCAATGTGGTATGACGAACATATAAAAGAGTATGGAGATGTAAACTACTTAATCAACAAAGCATACTGTAAAAAACACGGATATGATATCATTCAATCCAGCGTAAGGACTTATGCAAATACAGATAGAACTCCTCACTGGGAGAGAATACCGCTTGTTTTGAAATTCTTACCTCAATATGATTATTTGGTTTGGATTGATGCGGATGCTCATTTTTATATAGATGCGCCAACTATAGAAATGGTAATCAACAAATATCCTAATAAAATTGATTTAAGTATGCGTAAAACATCTATTACACATATACACAAAAACAATATCTCTTTGATATGATCATTCTTTACTGCGTCAAGGAAGCCAGTAAACTTCGCGTCAAATTTCATAGCTTCATCAATGAAAAAGGAGAGCGTTTTACAAATGTTTACAACAACGGTTATAACTGTATGTTTCCCAAAGACATTAGACAACAGGGCAAATTTTACAAGGTCCCTGATACAGATATTAGACTTGTAGTCAAAGAGAATGGAAAACCGTTTTATTCTATAAAAAGATCAACTATTATCGTGTTGAGAGAAGAGGAAAAGCAGCTTCTATTAAATCCTCGCGCTCCCGGTCCAACCGCTCCAGCCATCAAAATATTTGATGCCGGTGACTGTGTTATCTGCATTGAAGTCGCTAGTTCTGTTGCTTTCGTTCCATGTGGTCACAGATGTGTTTGTTCAACTTGCAACATAGATCTTAAACAAACATATGCCGTTTACAGTTGTCCAGTTTGCAGAGAAATAATTACGGGCAACATAGAAGGATAAAGCAAGGCCTAGCCTACTACAACAAGATGAACGTTTTTTCCGGTCTAAAGGTATGATATGCAAAATTATAAAAAAAATAAGCCATAGGTGTCTCGCTCTCCGCCTTGTATTTTTCTCTAATGCTGTCCGCAATAACATCATTATGGGAAAGTCTCTCTATTGCCAAATAATGAAAGTCCGTTTTGGGAAGAATAGAGCCCAGCGCGCTATGAAAGCCATCTAAAAATGTCCCTTTCTCCGTTTTACAAATAGAAGCAAAGAGAGAAAGATACCCCTTCTCCTTATTTTTCCCAACATAAGTGCAAACTTTGCGGAAAAAATACGCCGCTAAAATACAATCATTCACTGTATCCATCAAGACATAAATATACAGATTGTCCGTTTTGATCAATTCTAGTACATTGGACAGTTCTGGACCAATACAGACATCAAACATTTTGCGTGTTTCCTTCATGAAATCCAATAAAAAACGGACATTGTGTCCGCTGCATTTTACCGTTTTGAACGCAGGATCCATAAGGGGTGACTTGAACCAGGTGTCCATTGAAAATCCATACGTTGTATAGACGCAAAGCGGGACAATACCGGTAAGTTGTCCTTCTCTCTTGAACAAGCTAACCTGGATCTTTTTGTTTGAATGACGCTGGTTATAATGATGTGTTTGAATAATTTGCGGAGCAGTGCCTTTTTTTCGGTACATTTTGTCCACGCACAAATAGTCCACATAATATGCCGGAAACCGGTTCCAGTTGGTTTTATTGTGTATCATCACTTCTACTGGTCTCGTTGTCATGACACTAATCGTTTTTTTACTTTGAATAAGGGATTTATCCGGTCCTTTGTTGCTTAGATCTTGTAATAGCTCTTCCTCATAATAAAAAGAAAAAAAACAAGGATCGTTGTGACCAGTAAAATATGGAACAATATTTTCTTCTTTAGGAAAAAATTCCACCCTTTCCTCTTTGATGTAGTGCTGTTGAATCAAAAAAAGAAAAGTATCCAATTTATATTTGTGTTTCATAACCGTGTCAAAAGTGAACGTTTCAATGTCTTTCAAATTTGTATACCGGTTTTTTACTGGCAAATCATGTTGAATAATTCCACAAGGAAAAAAATAATACTGTAGATCATAAAGATGGAATACTGGTTGGTGGTACCAGAAACCATATGTCAAGCGAATATATATGTGAACAAACAGTGAGAATAAAACAAGAGCGAAAAATATATATGGAAAAACATAAGCGGGCGGAACATAGTGAAACCACATTTTTTTGGTTTTAGTGTTGATTGATTTCTTACATAATTGTTATGTAAAAAATGAAGAATTCTTACTAACTACTTATCAATTTGAATTAGGTCTTGCATCTTTTTGGGTAAAAAAAACTTGATGATATTGTATTCAATAAAAACATTGCTATTTGGATTGATAATATATATTTTTTTCAAATTGTGAGAATATTTATTGGTTATCAATTTCGCGAGACCAATGCCTACACGAATTTCCAACAAATGTTTCATAGTAAATCCTTTTGCATCAAATATCCAAATCCAAGGCGAATCGCCAATTTCAGCAAGAGTATTGTCGTAGTGGTACAATATTCCATCATGGTCATCATATTTAGTTGCATTCGCTGGACAAGTGTAAAAATTTCGCGTATTATTCTCTCTATCAGATTCAAGTTCAACAAAAGAATGGCTTCCGGGTTCTTTTTGACAAACTGGACAAATAAATGGTTGAGTTTCTACATTCATTGAATCTTCATTCATTGTCGTCTACGATTACTTGTTTTTATAATTTGGGAATAAAAGTTTCACCAAATTCGTTCATCTTCTCCAGTTTTTCAATAGTTTTTTCTAAATTGGTGATCTTGATATTTTTAAACAAGTAGTCTGTATTGGGACTCTTTTCATTTTGCTTGATTTGTTTATAGATAAAGTCAATTTTACTTGTCACGTTTGAAATCGCCTCTTTCGTCTTTTCTTTCAACATATCATCAGTGAGGACAACGTTTTCTGTTAGAAGTGAGATGGCCAAGTACATGATAAATTTGCGTTTTCTGTAATTGGTTGGCGTATATCTCAAGCAAAACAGACCTAACAAAGAATTCACGATTTTTACTACGAGCGCAGATCTCGTATTGGCTTCTTTCAATAGTGCGTCCCAAACGATCCATATCAAATCTTTTTGAAACTTGGTGTCTACCGGAATAATCGCTCTTCTCTCGCAAAAGCACTTTTCTTTTTTATTTTTTTTAATGGATTCATATTCCATGATCCACTCTATCCAGTAACAAGATTGAATCGCGTTCTGTCCGTCTTTGGACAAGTGAAAAGTGAATTCATTGGTTGCAACAAACAGTTCTTTGGGGTCTTCTGGCATAGCAACATCTATTGCATAGTTGCGGTTGGGTGCCTTTAACCGTTCGCTCAAATTTTCTGGCAAGAAGTCTTCGCGGCCAACTTTAATTTCATCGTAACTATGTTTTCTCTCCATTTCGCACAATATACAGACAATTTCCGCAAAAAGACGTCGCATTCTATTATTATTTCGCATCTTCAATTCCATTCCTAGGTAACCGTTGTTCATAATTTCTTTGAAAGTTTGCAGACGCATATCAAGAAGAACTGCTAGCTTAGGATTTCCAATATGAATATATTTGCTGTAAAAATACAAAATGACCTCCCACACATCGCTAAAATGTCCGGAACACACAAGTTCTGCGCTCCAGTAGCAAGCGGGTTCAATCTTACTATTTATGAAGCTATTAAGTAGTTCTTTTTTTACGTCTCCCTTTTTAAATCCAGAAAAAGAAATTCCTTTAAACTCTTCCGATTTTCTCATGTCATTTATTTCTGAATCAAGGCTAGACATGAATTTATGCCTCTTTTCTACTATACTATAATAATCGTGTTGAAAATTTTCAAAGAGATAACGTGGTGTGTAAATTATATTCTTCTGACACTAAAAAAAATGAATTGATTTTTGCATGATTACCATATATAACAACAATACAAACAAGAGCAAAAATGAATACGCTTACAAACACAATTATTGCTGCGCTGGCTGCTATGTTTACTATATTTGTAATTGGAAATGACAATAAAGTGGATGTTGCTGGAACCAAACCAACATTCATTTTGTGCGACTATTTTACAGAGACAAATGTAAGTACTGCGATCTATGGAAAGCATGCGATGTTTGAACGATTGAATTCGTCTCAAATTGAAGAATATAAATTGAATAATATTAAAACATGCAATACCTTTTGGCAAGCATTTGAAGAAATAATGTTTGACGATGAGGAAGATGAGTGGGAGGAAGAGATGAGAGATGAGGAAGAGGATGAAGAGTTGGATGAAGAGTTGGATGAAGAGTTGGATGAGGAACAGGATGAAGAGTTGGATGAGGAGGAGGAGTTGGATGAGAAGGAGGAGTTGGATGAGGAGGAGGAGTTGGATGAGAAGGAAGAGTTGGATGAGGAGGAAGAAGATTTGGATGAGGAGGAAGAGTTGGATGAGGAGGAGGAGGAAGAGTTGGATGAGGAGGAGGAAGAAGATTTGGATGAGGATAAGAATGAATAAACCAAAACAATTTACACCTTTGGACATTTAAAACGCCGATTTTAAATGTTCTTAAATTGTTATGATAGTTTATTGTCTTGATTAACAATTAGGATGAGGGGGTATATTATACGTTGTCACAGACCCCATGTTCTTCAAGAAAACACCTTCTTTTATTGTAAGTTCATATTTTTTATCAATTTCTACAGTTCCTAATTGTTCGTAAACATCACTGCTAATTTGTATTGTATCTATTTCTGCGGTTGATTGTAATCTTGATGCCATATTTACGGCATTTCCAAC